CCTAGTGGCGGGGTTTTCTTATTAGGGGACAAAATAGGGAACACCAAAACTACTTATACAATAAGCGAGGATATAAAATGCCCACAAATCTCCAACCAGCTAGCACCGTTAGTGCTGTTGTATTACCATCAACAGGGACAAGCGATGATGTTGTAAATTCATTATCCTACGGGATTTATACTACTGATGCCTTTGTGAGTGGTGCTACTGACCAAGTTGCTTACACTTACAATAAGCTTGGAGGGAGGGTATTAGATCTAGAAATAACCCCAGTAATTGTATATAATGCTTATGAGGAGGCTTGCTTAGAGTATTCTTATCTCATTAACACTCATCAGGCTAAAAATGTCTTGTCTGATATGCTGGGGAATACCACGGGCTCCTTTGATCAGGATGGTGAATTTACTGAGTACTCGGGATCTGGCGGAATCAACACAAAGCCTAATCTTAAATTCCCAAGATTCCAACTTGGGTATGCTACTCATCTTGGTCGAGGTGTAAGTCTCCACGCCGGCGTTGGCGCAGCACAGACCTTCTACTCCGCTTCTTTTGATGCAGTAAATGATCAACAAGATTATGATCTGCAAGATATTATTTATAGTGCTTCATTGCAAACTGGTACTCCATTTAGTAACAGTGTTGGGTCTAGCGCAATTACAATCCAACGTGTTTATTATAAAACCCCACAGAGTATGTGGAATTTCTTCGGGGGTTATGCTATCGGCGCTGTAGGTAACTTATCTACCTATGGAATGTATGCTGATGATAGTACATTTCAATTAGTTCCTGCCTGGCAGAACGTTTTGCAAGCATATGCTTTCAAGGAGGATCTTAACGTTCGAGCCTCCCATTATTCTTTTAGGATCAATAATAATAAGTTAAGAATTTTTCCAACTCCTAGCGGAATTAGTCCAACTAAGTTTTGGGTAGATTTCCGAGTATCAGAAGACGCATTTTATGAAGAGTCCGATCGTAAGTACGGCGCTGACGGTGTAAATAATATGAATACGCTGCCGTTTCCCAACATGCCTTATAAAAATATTAATAGCATCGGCAAGCAATGGATAAGACGCTTTGCTTTATCACTAGCAAAGGAAACACTTGGTCAAGTTCGCTCCAAGTTAGGTTCCATACCAATCCCAGGTAATGAAGTTACCTTAAATGGTCCAGCTTTAGTATCTGAGGCAAAAGAAGAACAGACGGCTCTACGTGACGAATTAAAGACAGTCCTAGACGAAATGGCTTACGGTGCATTAATGGAAGGGGACGCCGCTCTTCAGAACAGCCTTCAAGAAGTTGTGGGCAAAATCCCAATGGGTATTTACGTAGGATAAATGAATGGCTCAGAATAGATGGACACAACCAGCTACTCCTCCACCGCCGCTTTTTGTTGGTAGGGCAGAGAGAGACTTTGTAAAACAGATTAACGATGAGGTTATTGAGCACGTTGTTGGTCAGCAGGTCTTATATTTTCCGATTGATAGGGAAAGAACAAACTATAATAATGTATATGGGGAAGCAATTCAGAAAACATTCCTCCCCCCTATTCGTGTTTACTCTCTAATAGACTATGAGGGCTCTACAAGAACACAAACTGAATTTGGTTTTGATAGTCTTTTTAATATTAAAATAAACTTTCATAAGCGACGTCTATCGGAGGATCAAGATTTATTTGTACGTCCTGGCGACTTTGTGCAATATGATATGATGTATTTTGAGATTGTAGATGTGTTTGAGGATGCTAGATTCCTATTCGGTCAAGACAAGAATTTTGCCGACGGCATTGCATTTTCGGTCCAAGCCCAGTGCCTACAGGCACGCAAAGGACTCTTTAATCCCGGCAAGGGAATCTAGGAAAAATAACGATGCCTAAAAGAACAAAGTTAAACCAAGATTTAAAGGCGACATATGGTTTTCGACCCTCTACCCTAGAGGACATCGATACCGCCCTTTTTAACTACGTAAACGACGATCTAAATATCTTTTGCGACACAAACGAGGGCTTCAAGAAAGTCCCTGTTCTCTTCGCTTCTCCCGAGAGAGCTTTCTCAATTAAAGATGATCCAAATCTAAGACCTAATGGGAGAACATTAGACTACCCTCTTATTTCCCTTGTTCGAGGATCTCTGGTCAACAATCCTCAGAACAAAGGAAAGTATGGTGTGTATATCCCACCCTATTATGGTTTTTATAAGAAAGGTGGCGCAATTCCGTTTGCTCGGCGTGTGAACCAAGAGAAGACAAGAGAACGTGCGAATCTCACGGCAAAAAAAAGATTTAATCAAAACACTTTCCCTTTTGATAATGAAAAGGTGGTGTATGATACTTTGTATGTTCCGATGCCAACTTATGTAGAGATTACCTATGAGATAAAGCTAATCTCTGAATACCAACAGCAAATGAACCAGATCATGGAATCCTTCATGGCGACTTTCTCTACTCCTGTTGCTTTCAATATCCAACACGAAGGCAATGTATATGAAGCATTTGGAGATGAAACCTTCACTAATGAGGGAAATAACTCTGGCTTAGGCACCGAGGAGAGACTATTTAAAAGCACTACCACGATTACAGTGCTTGGGTATATAATAGGGTCCAACAAAAACGATGACGTTCCTACTGTAACTGTCCGAGAATCCGCCGCTGAAGTAACAATTGGGCGTGAAAGAGTTGTGCTTGGCGACGAGCCCGAGTTCCATGCGGGCAGAAAAGATAAATACAGAAGATAATGAACAAGGAGTTTGGAATACTGCCCTACTATTTATTATTGGTATTTAGTGTAAATTGTTAGATACCATTCTATATGCATAAGACCGAGGAGAATGTATTTCGATGGCTGACAACTCTTCCAAAAAGTTTAAGTTCATTTCGCCTGGAGTATTTGTCGATGAGATCGACCAATCACAACTTCCAGCCACACCTACCGAGGTAGGGCCAGTAGTAATTGGTCGCTCTCGCAAGGGACCCGCAAACAAACCTGTTCAGGTAAATTCCTTTTCGGACTTTGTTCAAACTTTCGGCAATCCTGTTGCTGGTAACGAAGGTGGCGATACTTGGCGTGAAGGCAATAATACTGCCCCAACTTACGCTGCTTATGCTGCTAAAGCATGGCTTCGTAATAACTCGCCATTAACTTTCGTTCGTGCCTTGGGCTCTCAAGATACTAATGCTTCTGATGACGGTAAGGCAGGTTGGGAAGTCCCGCCCGCTGACGACGGCAATGACGGTGGCGTTTTTGCCCTTGTTGTGTGGCCTTCTTCTTCGCTGTCTGGGGCTAGCGTAGTTTCTGGCGCAGTCGCTGCGCAATTTTATAGCACTGGGCGTGTCCTTCTGGAGAATGCTGCCGGTCTCAAAAACGGTTCAACTCTGTATGAAGTTTCTTCTGAGAACGATTTTAATCTAGTCTTCACTCCCAGTGGCGGCATAGACGAAAAGGTTACAGTCAGTCTTAACCCAAGTTCTGAAAATTTCATTAGACAAGCCCTAAACACTAACGCAACAATTACTAACTCTAATATTACTTCAGCTTCTACTCGAAACTTTTACCAGAGCGGATCTTATTGGCTCGGCGAGTCATATGAGTATTCTATAGCTCCAACTGGATCTAGCTTCGGCTTGTTAGCTGGCGGCGATGCTACTAAATACCATGCTGCTGTTCTTCCAATGGTGGTAAATGGAACATCGAGCGTCCAACAGAACAACTTTAGGGGAGCCGGAGCCGCTGCTACTACAGGTTGGTTCATCTCTCAGGATCTGTCGGATAACACTGGTTCATACTCTGCTCGCACTCAGCAGCAGTTATTCCGCCTTGAGGCGCTAACCGCTGGCGAATGGGCTCAACGGGAAATAAAAATATCTATCTCTAACATCAAAGCGCCCACGGGAGACTACCAGAGTTATGGTTCTTTCTCAGTCTTGGTACGTGAGATCACTGACACTGATGCTAGACCAATTATTCTAGAACGTTATGATGAACTAAACCTTAACCCAGCATCTGAAAACTACATTGCTAAGAGAATCGGCGACCGCTATCAAGTTTATAGCCAAAGCGAACTACGCAATATAGAGTACGGAGAGTTTGAAAATCAATCTAACTTCGTTCGTGTTGTAGTGAACGATGATGTTGCTGTTGGTTCTGGCGAGACTCGCTGGCTCCCATTCGGTGTGTTCGGTCCTCTTAAGTACCGTGACGTTGCTGTAATCAGTGGATCAGGTGGTTGGAGTACATCACTCGCTGCCCCAACTAGTGGATCACGAGGGGCTGTGCAGACTATGCTTGATGGCTCCGGTTCTGCATTCTACGGTACTGCTGGTCACTTAGCTGGTAATAACGATATACTTTCACTTGCGGTTACCGCAGGAACCTCCTTCAGTGGTTCTATACAATTCCCAAGCGTCCCGCTTCGTGGCTTAAGTACCTGGGGTAGCCCACGCAGCCTTCGTAACACCTATTGGGGTGCTTGGACAGGTCGGTCAAATAGTGATACTTTCTTCAATCCTGAGATTGCAGACTGCCTAAGACCACGGTCTTTTGACCAGAATCCTGATCCTTCTACTACCTTGGCTGATGTTGCTGGGGAGACTACAACCTACACCGGCTCACAAGCATACGAAATTGCTTGGGTATTCTCTCTAGACAATATTTCTGGTTCTGCTGCTGCGAACTATGCTTACAACTCTAGCTCCCGAGCCGATGGCTCCAGTGTTACTGCTCTAAGTTCATATACCGCTTCGCTTGCTGCCGGTCTAGATCGCTTTACAACTACTTTACACGGTGGTTTCGACGGCTATGATATCACTGAGCGTGATCCCTTCCGTAACTCTGCATTTAGTAGCGCAACAGATGAAAAAGACTCCTATGAGTTATTTTCTCTAAGGAAGGCAATAAACACTGTTGCAAGTCCAGATGATGTACAGATGAATGCGATCGCCATCCCAGGCGTTACAAACGCTACTGTAACAGACTATCTTCTCGATACTGCTGAAGATCGTGCTGATACACTAGCTATTATTGATATTCCTTTCGCATACACGCCAGACACTGAAGCTCTTGGGTCGGCGGAAAGCCGTAACGAAGGTAACACTCCTTCCGCCGCTGCTAATAGCCTGGCTGGTCGTAGCATCAATAATAGCTACGGTGCAACCTACTATCCCTGGATCCGTATTCTGGATACCAATACCAATCAGACTCTGTGGTCACCACCGTCGATCGCCGCCTTGGGTGTCTTATCCAACACTGATAGGTTGCAAGCACCATGGTTTGCGCCTGCTGGATTTACCCGAGGTGGGTTGAGTGAGGGCGCTGCTGGCGTACCAGTATTGGATGTATCACGCAGACTAACATCTGATGATCGTGATACTTTGTATGAAAACAATATTAACCCAATCGCTAAGTTCCCTGCTGAAGGCATCGTGATCTTCGGACAGAAAACACTACAACAAACTGCTAGTGCTCTCGACCGGATCAATGTTCGCCGCTTGATGATTTACTTGAAGCGTGAGATTTCATTCATTGCCTCAAGACTTCTATTTGCGCCTAACGCACAAGCAACTTGGGATCGATTCTTGGGTCAAGCAAACCCACTATTACGTGATGTAAAATCCGAGTTCGGTATTGATGATTTCCGTCTGATCCTAGACGAATCTACCACAACACCAGACCTCATTGATCGTAACATCATTTATGCTAAGTTGTATGTGAAGCCAACTCGTTCAGTAGAGTTCTTCGCCATCGACTTTGTTATCACTAACAGTGGAGCATCTTTTGAAGATTAATCCGCTTTATAAACTATTTATTACGAGGAGCTAAGTAAGCAATGGCAAGTCTATTTTGGGGTCAAGCAAACGCCGAACCAAAACGTCAATTTCGGTTTGAGTTAAGTTTCACTTCTAGAAATGGTGATCAACCAGGGGATATTCCCGTCTGGACCGTAAAGACAGCCACTAAACCAGTGGCTCAGATCTCTACAATCACTCACCAATATATTGACCACACATTCAACTTCCCAGGTCGTGTAACTTGGCAGCCAATTACGGTGACCCTAGTTGATCCGGTTAATCCTGACCTGTCCTTTGCCTTCCTTGACGTTCTTGGTGCTGCTGGATACAAGTATCCTGATACTGCTGCTATTTCTAAAGTCAGTTTAAGCAAAGAGGCTTTCAAGAATACTATTGGCTCTGTCGTAATTAAGCAACTAGATGCTGCCGGCAAAGAAATAGAACGCTGGGAGCTTGTTAATCCAATTATTACAAACATTGACTTTGGTGGTACGCTATCTTACGACTCAGACGAGATGTCTGAAGTGACCGCTGAAATTACTTATGATTGGGCTGAACTTACTAGAAGTGGTGTCTCCGCTAACGTACCAGCTTCTACTCGCAGCTAAATAAAAGTTTTAACGTCTAAGTTAGAATAAGTTACAATATAAAAAGAAAGGTTACAATATGAGTAGAAATGAAGGCCGACTAGGGCTAGATAATACCCCCACCCAAGACGAAACTCCTGCGGCAACTACTGCTGCCGTAGGTCTTGGTGTGCCTGCTGGTGCTGAAGCACCAAACTTTAGCTGGTCAGTCCCTACTGAGTTTGTTGAGCTTCCTAGTCAAGGGCTCTTTTATTCACCCGGTCACCCTTTACATGGTGAAAAGACTGTAGAAATCCGCTACATGACGGCAAAAGAAGAAGATATTCTAACTTCTAAATCACTCCTCAAAGAGGGCGTTGCACTGGATAGGATGTTGCAAAATCTTTTAGTAGATAAAAGCATTAATATAAAGACTCTCCTGGTTGGAGATAAGAATGCACTACTAGTAGCTGCAAGGAAGACAGGGTACGGTCCAGAATATGAGACCAAGGTCACTTGCCCCTCTTGTACTAATACAGAGGATTATTCTTTTGATATCTCGGACCCCTCTATGGTAGATTTTCAAACTGCTGCGACTGACAATGGAATGACTATTAGTGACCAGGGGTTTGTAGAAATTCCTCTCCCTATGACTCGGGTGGTTGCTACTTGCCGCTTTCTAACAGCAGAGGACGAGACAAACCTTTTAAAAGAAGCCGAGAGAAAAGAAAAGCGTAAGTTACAGTCGTCAGCGACTACAGATGCAATTCGCTCTTTTATTGTAGCAATTGACGGTAAGTCCGATCGAATGACAATTGAGACTTTTATACAAACAATGCCTGCACGAGATGCACGGGACTTAAGAAAGTTATATTCCCAGCTTGTTCCTAATATTGATTTAATTCAAAATTATGAATGTAATAACTGTGGATATGATGCGGACCTGGAGGTTCCGCTCGGCTTGGACTTTTTTTGGCCTGAATAGTGAGTATATTGAGGGCGTATATGAACAGTTGTTCCAACTAAAATATCATGGTGGTTGGAGTTTTTTTGAGAGCTATAATCTGCCCGTAAGTGTTCGGATGTGGTTTTTAGATCGACTGATAAAACAGAAAAAAGACGAATCGGAACAAACTAAAGCCTCAACCCAGCCAACTGGTCGTGGTCGCACATATAAACCGTGATATTTGTATTTAACGACTATTTACTAGGCAGATATATACGAGGTTTGTCTATATGAGTATCGATTTTGAAAATGAAGTTCTAGATTTAACTGCTCTCCGTGAGGAGCAGCAAATCAACGAGAACATCCTAAACGTTTTTGCTGCCTGGATTCAATATCTCTTGTCCAAGATGTACAAGGGTCGCCGAATTCCTGTTCGTGTCAAAGGGAACAGAATAGAAGTAGAAAGATTTACCGACACCCTAGTCAATGAAAAAAGATATATGGACTACATCAAGAAATATGGTCTTGATGATCCAATGACCTATAAGCAAAAGTCTAAGCTTGATGTTGCAATTAAGAGATTTGAAAGGGAAGCCAAAATCAATTGGCCCATTCGAAACTGAGGTAGTAATCAATGGCTAATATTGATGACCTACGGGAACAACTAGAAGCTCTTAGAACGATTGACAAAGAATCGCACAAGTCCCTCCTTGAGCACATCAGGCAGCGCAAGATACTAGATGCAGAACTCAAGGCAGGGAAGATAACCCTAGAAGAGTACAACGAAGTGGTTGAGTACGGGCGGGAGTCGC